AGTAGTAGTAGGTACTTGTTTTTGTGTTTCTAAATCTTTGTTATATTGTGCGCGTGTTTTAAAACCTTCAGGAATTTGGCTTACAGGTTTGCCCCCAATAGTAGTAACAAAAATAGCTTGCCCGTTAGGTCCAACATACTCTGCTACACCATAGCCCCCACCACCTTCAGGTGAATAAACATATTGTGGATAAGTAACATTTTGCTGGCCCGGAGGACGAATAGGCGCAGTAGGTCTATACATTTGTTGAGTAAGAGGAGAAGGAGCAGCAAAGTTAAGTGGTTGTACCGTAGCAGATTGTGCAGCAGGTTGTATGGCTGCAGAGGGCGCAACACCAAACTGTTGTGCTGACATTTGTGTTGGCTGATTAGTTAATGGTGTAGTAGTTACTGCTCCACCTACATTAAACTGTGAAACATCTTCATCTACTTCAGTAGGCAATGTAGCAGTTTCTAAACTAGCATCATCAGCATTAGGCTCACCAGTTAAGCCCATGTCATCTAACTGCTCCATGCCCTGTTTTGCAGCACGAAGCATTTTAACAAAGCGTTCTACACCAAAATAACGAACAGCATAAGCAGGAATAACAAACTCACCGGGACTAAGCATAGCTGGTTGATCATCACGGACTTCTTCTTTTAAAGCACCGTTAGGTACTTCATTACCGCTTGCCTCATCAACCATACCGCCTTCGTCTTTAAGACCAATGGTTATCATTTCTGCTTGTGCATCTTTAGCCATTTGCATTTACCTCGTCACGTAAACTTTTTAGTTTATTAATTACTGCAATTGCACCTTGTGCCCTATACAAATCCATCGGTTCATTAGCACGTTCAATTGTAGAATGTTGTTGATTTACTAGTTCGTCTAGATACTCGTTGTATCCATCCCAACTTCTTTTAGTGTTAACCCACGCCTTCAGCTTTGCTAGGATTTGCTTGTCCACTGAACTGTCCTTCCTCTGGAGTTGCTGCTGCACCTATGCCAATAGCTCCACCGCCACCACCCTGCATGTCAGCAGGAGATAGACCCGGTGCGCCACCAGCAGGTGCGGCTCCGGGCTGACCCGGCTGTTGTGGTTGTTGTGGAGGTGCAGGAGGTGCGTCTTGTTGAATAAGCTGCGCTTGTCTAGCAGCCTCTTCCATTGAGTTAGTAACCTTATCTGGATCAAGACCCAAAGAGGTTGCAATCTCACGAATAATAACAGGAAACTTAGCAAACGGTGCAAGCACAGGATTAGACACAACTTGCAAGTACTGCAACAATCGTTGACTGCGTACTTCGTTAGCCATCAAGCTTTCAGTGCCACGTGCTTTAACTTCTAAGTCACCCTTAATAGATGTATCATGATCAAACTGCATGTTAAAAAAGTAAAAAGCTTCACCCATTGGACGAAGCAAATAGTCATCTACGTTTTTAATTACAGTCTTGATACTTCCTGCGGCAGCACCCATAAGCATAGAAATACCTGCAGCGGTACGGCCAGTACCCTGCACACCTGTTTGACCATGAGCAAAGCTAGGAAAGCCTGTAGCTTCATCAGCAAGCTGACGAGCCTTGTCAAACAACTGCATGTTTTCATTACTTACGTTAGGAAACTTTGTACCAAACAAAGCTTGCCCCGGTGCGCCACCCTGACGCCTAAACACCTTACCCGGCCAGACCTTTAAGTCTTGACCCGGTACAAGGTTAGTTTCATCTACTTCAAAGATTAAGTTACCACTAAGCACAGCGTTATCTACAGCCATACGCATGAACCCATTCATAAGTGTTTGAGTGTCATCCATGTTTTCTGCAAGACCAATACCAAAGAAGCTGTAAGGGTTAAGCTCATACGGTACAGCAAAGTAAGGAATACGAGTAGGCTGAAACGGATTAGCTACTAGCCGCAGGATCATATCGTTACAAATCCAGCAGTTAATCTGAATTTCGTCTGTGTCCTCAAACTCTTTAGGCAAATCCATGCCGTATTCTTTAGCGGTTTCAGTGTCAATAGTGCCCCAGTATTCTAGGATTTCATACCTATCTGGTGCCTCATTAATAAAATAATCCTTAAGATCGTTCTCCCAGTACTCACGAGTGTATGTACCACCAGAAGCAATAGACTCTTCAATTGCTTCTTGCCTAAAGAATGGCCGCTTTTTTAAAGCGCGTAGCTGAGACTTAGACAGCTTATGCCGTTGGACTACATAAAGAGCCTCATCCATATTTGAAGCATCAGGATCAGGATAGAAATCCCAAATAGAAACATGAGCAGCTTGTGGAACAACCTTAGTAACAGGCTCATATCCACCTTCTTCATTCCACGAAGGATATTCTTTATCAACAGCAAACGGCCCCTTTAAAATACCTGTACCAAATAAAACACACTCAAAGATAGATGAACGCAAATGTTTAGACGCATTAGATTCTTCTAGCTGATCATGGATTTTCTTTTCCATTTTCTTAGCTGCAATTTCTGCAGGGCTAAATGTAACCGCAGTAGGAGTAACACCTACACCTTCTTTTAAATTCTTGATGCCCCTAAGCTTATCTGCAAGAGGACCAAGACGTTTAGTTAAAGAATAGAGAGTGGCCCCTTTAGGAAGCTCCTCTTCATCATCTCTTGATCCATAAGGAGACACAGGTCCGTCATCTTCAATTTCTTCAGGACGTTCTTTAGGGTCGAAATATACACTCTCACTTACACCTTCTGGTAATGTTGTTGGATCAATGGTAATAGGAAATTTAGTCTTGGCAAAAAGTACATCAATGATTTGACCATACGCAGCAAGAACTTTTGTTTTAGTTACTTTAATAAATACACGCGAGCGTTCTGCTTCAGTAAACTGTACGTCAGAGCTATACAGACCACGATAGTTTCTGTACGCTTGCAACCAACGATGCTCATCAGATTGCTGACGCCAATCTTTAGATTTATTGTAGGCGTCGTTTACATGAGTAATAACCTCATTTAAACCTTTAGCATCGGTACCCTCATCTAAAGCGTAACCAATTTGTTCTTCAAAATCACCAGTAGTATCTGTCATGTATTAATACCCAAATGTTTGATCTGCTACAGCAAAGTTATCTGTTTGCGACATAGGATCATAATCAAAAATATCTTGTCTTGGTCTGCTCATTATACCATATCTAAGTGCGTCATACAAGTGATCTTCTGATTTAGTGTCTACGTCTTCAGGGTTCTTTTTATCTAAAGGTATAGAAGGTAGTTGTGAAACTAAATTAAAACAGTTATCAAATACTACTAAGCTTGGATTGCCATCTTCATCTTCATCTTGTAATCGTCTGTGTAGTTCATTCTTTCCTGCAATACGACTACCACCACTTCTATCACTTGGTCGCCACCTACATCCAGCTAAAATCATTTGCTCTGCAAGGCTTGGTCCTGTATCACCACGCTTGTGCCAACACGAACTATCTAGCACACCGTACATAATCTTGCCGTCATCTTCTTCTAACTCTAATACTTTATAGGCTAAATCTCGTGCAAGTACTTTAGAAACATAAAGTTCTCTATACACAATCAACTGCCCATCAGGAGCTAAAGCAAACCACACTACCGCAGTCTTTGAACCATACCCATAATCACACGCCCGAAACTTAGGAAAGTTCTTAGGTATCTTGTACGCAGGTACAACGTGCTTGTCTCGGTTAAACTCAGGAAAGGCTGCACCTTCCGAAACATCCCAGTTACCCTCTAATAACCTTTTTCTTTGGTGTTCTGGCAACGACAGAAGCATCGTTTCATAGTCGCCACTTTCAGCCAAGTAAGGATTATCAAAAAGTTTAGCAGGAATAAACTTCCTTTTAAACAGCGGTTGCTCTTCCTTTGTATGCCCTTTAGGATACTTAAGAGTTTTGCCAGATTCATCCGTAGCCCAAAACGCTTTATTAGGACTAGAAGGATTAATGAAATACTTTTTTACCCATACGTGACCAGAGCCTCCGGGGTTAGTAGTAGCTCTCATATACACAGGTAAGTCTGATGCAGCAGACCTCAACCTTGACCTTAAGTAATCCCAAGCAAATGGTGTGGCCCACTGCGTCAACTCGTCAAAGCCTATCCAACAAAAAGACAAACCCTGATAGCGTAGTACATCTTCATCTCTATCAAGATAAGACAACCACAACCTACCACCAGCAGGGGAAGTCCACTGCATTTTTCTTTCTGACCATTTAATACCGGGAATAATCTTTGGATAGATTTCTTGAGACTTCCAAATAAGTTCCCTTAGTTCTTCCGTAGTTTTACGGAGCAATAGGCCAGAAAATTGTGGATGTATTAAGTATCTAAGCGGATCAGCAAGCATAGCGTAGCTTTTACCACCACCTGCTGCTCCTCCGTATAAAACTTCACGCTCACTAGCTGCAAGAAAGTCTGTTTGCGGCCCTACGTTAGGCTTAAATACTACATTATGTTCTTCGTAAGAAAGTTTAACCGTATTATTACTAGATTTAACTTCTTTTATCTTAGGTTCAGGCGGTTGCTCGGCTTTCTTCCTCGCTGCTGCCTTTTTCTTTCGAGCCTGTGTGCTTGATTTCAAGTTCTTCAAGCTTTTCGAGGGCTTTTTTGTACGTGGCAAGCCAGTTGCGGTAAGCTGTAGCTTTATTTTTTCTTTTTCTTTCCGTGTTGACTCGCTTTCTGAGGCCAACGTGGGAAATTGATCGTCCAGTTTTGTCACTTAACCACCTTGCAACTTCTCGGTAGGAGTATTCTTTTACATATTGACGAGCTAAGTCTAAAGCTTCTAGCTCTAAGAACACAGGATCAAGAATATCAGGATCGTGTTCGTTTTGTACATAACCAAAAGGAATAGTTCTACTAATCCTAGGTATCTGCATCCAATTACCTTCTGAGTCGCGTAGACCTACCGGATCAGGCAACTCATAGTAAGGTAATCTATTCTTCTTCGTCACTTTGTTTCGGTGGCAACAGCATAATACCGTTAGGTGTAGCCACTTCTACTTTGTCCGTCTTTTGAACGCCCACTCTATCCAAAATTTCAGTGGCCGCTTTGAGTAAGTTTGCCGTACCCAGTTGGCCGGGGTCACGCAAAATTCCTGCCATGCCAATTGCAGCACGTGGAGCGTTGAGTGCCAAATATTCTTTAGTAAGTTCCAATACTTCATCTTTTAAAGTTTTAATAACCTCGCCTACGCTAGTATTATCGCTGTATCCAGCTAGTTTTTTTGCTTCATTAAAGTCCCCGTTAGCTTCGTGAAATAAAACACGCAAAAAAGCTTGTTGTTTTTCGGTATATTCCCGTTCCATTATTTTTTCATGCTCCTATCACCAAACCACCAAGTAACAGCAGTAGTAGTTAAAAATAGTATTTGATTAGAAATCTCACGTTTAATAACGTCGTCACCTAAAGCTTCTAAAAATACGTAAACAGAAAAGCCCAGCAGCGTAAAAGTTAGAATAGGCCGAACAAATCTTAAGATGTTGCCAATTACAGAACCACTGTAAGAAGCATCATGTGCGTATGAAGCAGCCTTAATTGTAGCAGCAGCATTTTCTTCTGCTATAGCACGTTCGCTTTCTAACTCAGCACTACGCGCTTCGATCTGCATTTCTTGTAGCTTTAGTTCTTGGTCAAACTCTAGCGCCATCTTTTTAAGCTTTTGTCTGGTTTCTAAAAACCTTCCTGCTTGACCAATGACACTACCAATAATACCTGTAGCACCACCAGTAAGAACTGAACCTATAATTTCAAACATATAATTACCACGTTGCTTCTTTAGGTCTATTGTCTACATGGACAAAAGAATTGTAGTTAATGCCTAGTCCTTTGAACCCTACCGCTTTAGCTGAGTATATAATTGCTTCTTTATCTTGACCAGCTAAAGAAATATCAAATGCAGTTGAAGGATTGTTTTCAGTTGCTCTGTGCTGACTCAGCGGAGCGCCACCAACTTTAGAATTGTATACAGGGCACCGACATGCGCTATTAAGTACCATAGGTTTGCCCAGTAAATCTCGCAGTTGTTGCAGCTTTGTTAGTGCATCTTCTTGGACATAAGCAGAGTTACAACCACACTTGCAAACTATCTCTTGCCAAGTAAACGAAGCTGTTGCTTGTGCTGTAGGAAGAACCTCACCTCTAAGAGTACTAATCATTTATGCGCCTAGTACAGTCCAAAAAATAGTTATAACCGCAATGATGCTGGATAAAGTAGATAGCATAATCATGCTTTCTAATCTTTTAATTCTACCAACTAAACTATCTAGTTGTTTTTCCATAGTAGAATACCTCACAGCACATTCCCGCTCATGGGCAGCTAGTTCTGCAGCTACAACAGTAGGACTAATGTTTTCGTTAATTTCCATAACTATGCTTTAGCCTTTTTTCTTTTGCGTTTAGATTTAGGTTTAGGTTTAACCGTACCTATAGAAATAACAATAGCAAGAGGAGAAGACTTACGAGGCTTTCTAGATTTGCTACTGACAGTTTTTTTGCTTTTTCTTGCCATAGTAATGTCCTCTCCCCTATCTTTTTCTAGCCTTGTCTTGCCATTGCCTAAATGGGCCTTTCTTTTCTCGCTTAGGCGTAACCTTACTGTGCCGCCCTTTTCTGCGAATCTTGGACTTTTTCATAGGCCCACCACTAAGACCAATTGCACCACGACTAGCCATTTACTTTTT